TGCTCTGGATATGGAACTTCACGTACTACCTTATCAAGATTGAATGGTTCCAGACTTTCCCACTTAAATGGTTCTGTATCTGGTGAACTTGGAATTAATGTGTAATTAGTTTCAGTTCCCTGACCATTACGCTTTAACTTCCAAAGTAAATTGGAGATGCTTCCAGTTTCAAGAGCATACTCACGAATTGTATTAAATGCAGACTGCTTACTAATGCCTTGTGACCAAACTGCAATATATGGATCTTCTGTTCCATCATCGACTAAAACGTTTGTGTAAAAACGAAGACGTGCTCTCCAGCCCATCTTTGGTTCTTTACGAGACATTTCACAACCAAAACAACGGCCCTCTGATTCTTGCGTACATGCTGCCTTACGCTTATAGTCTTTTGGATTTGTGTGTTCTGAGACAACAACAGCAAGTCCACGACTTTCATTATAATTTGCTGAATCAACATCAAGTTCATTCATAAAACGAATCTTTGCTGATTGACCATCCGCTAGTTTAACCCAGCGAACTTTTACTCCTGTGCTTTCTGATTTTGGCTTGTCGAGCAGGGCGTTAATGTTTTTGAGTCCCTTTACTACGCTCATATTATTTCTCCTTTTATGTGTGTGTTTATATTAGTTTAGCATAGACATGATTGAATTGTCAAATTGAAACTCCATTGTTTTAATTTCTTCATCAGTCATATCTCCTATGTCTTTATATTTTTTATCAGGTGTAATAACCGTTACTAAATTACCTAGTTTTTCTCTAAGTTTTTCACTCATGATTATTCCAGCCTCATCATTATCTGCTATAAGTATAACGTTTGTAAAATACTTACGCAATAATTCCATCTGTGAAGATGAAACATTAGCCCCTAGCGTTGCAACGGCAGGGAATCCTACTTGATCTAATCTAATTGCATCAAAAGATGATTCGACAACATAAACCATTTTTGATGATTTAACTCTATGTAAGTTAAATAAAATTTTACTCTTAGGTAATCCTGGTGTATTTTTAAAATCTTTTCCCTCAATAGTTCTTGCAACAAATCCAATACACATTCCATCTGGTGAATGCATTGGAACAACAATAGAATCTTGTTTTTCAGAATACCCTAATGAAAACTTTGACCAAGAACTAGCATTAAGTTTTCTATAATTAAGATAATTTTTTGCTTTGTCTGATAAAGATAATTGATTATGCAAACGTTTTAAAATTAATTCATCATACGTAACAAAATCTGGTTTTGCATATAAGGCTTTATTAACAACATCTTCAATGCTTGTATCCTGTTGTTTACTTTTAATGTATCTTGCTGCTTCAAAGTATGTCCTATTAGTAGTAAACATGATTAACTCAATCAAACTCTTGGTTGTTTGGCAGCCAAAACAAAAGAATAATCCATAGTCTTTAGAAACTTCTCCAGCAGGAGTTCTACTGTTATTATGATAAGGACAAAAAACTATATAATCAGTACCATACTCTGCTTCAATATCAAGTCCTGCTCCAGTTAGAACCCTATGTATTTGCTGTGCTGAATATATTTCTTTAACCATTTTTATCTTCAAAATCTTTATATCGGTAATATCCTCTATCAAAATCTGCTTGAACCAAAAAGTCTCCCATAAAACCATTACGGTTTTTTCTAAAGGCACACTCAATAACATCACTATTTGTTCCACGACCCAGAGCCAACACCCAGTCAGCATCATATGCAATCTGTCTGGACCAAGCAGTTTGACCAAGTGTTGGAACTGTACTTAGATCTTTAACATCATCTGGTGTGGCAGAAGAGATAGCCATAATAGGAACTTCTTCACTAATAGCCATAAGTTTGAGTTCTCGTGAAAGGTTCTTCATTCGTACCGTTTCATTATCTGACTTTTGATTTGGACTCATAAGTTGCAAATAGTCCACAATAACAAAGTCTGGTTTATATTGATCAATCTTTCCACGAATTACAGATGGTGTGACTTCTCCACCTTGATCATTAGAAATAATATGAAAATGTGGCTTGCCCTGAAGTTTATCTGCATGCCACTTTTTAAGCATATCCATTTCAACTTCTCCATTACTAAGTTTTCTATGTGACCAAAGACCTTCGCCCATAATTGTAAAAGCACGATTACGGACTTCTGTTTCAGACATTTCAAGACTTATAATCAATGGTGTCTTACCTTGTTTCCAAGCCTGTACAGCAAAGTATAAAGCAAGCCAAGACTTTCCAATACCTGGATAGGCAAGAAAGACTCCTAATTGACCTGGCATGATTCCAGAAGGTAGGTAGTTATCAAATCCTGGAAGACCAGTTTTAATTCCAATGTGTCCAAGTTCTTGTTGTTTCTTTACATTTTCAAAATAAGCAACTGCTGAATCAATATCAATTGCATCAATATCACGGATAGTAGAAGTATTCTTTTTTAACTCTGATGTTTTAGTAATAAGTTCTTCAAGTGCTTTTGATCCCTGACCACTTTGAACTTCACTTGCTGCATTTCTAATAATATCTTTAAGGCTATCATTTAAATAATCAATTTGCAATTCATCAAGATGGTGCTTAGTTGCTCCAACACCTTCTACTGGAAAAAAATCTCGAAACTTTTCAATTACTAAAGACATCGGTGGAACTGTTTGATTATGTTCAGAATAATTACGAATAAAATTCCAAACATCATTATGTGTTCTTAATAAATTTTCTACATTTGCTTGAAGAAGAACGTGGACTTGCTTATCTTGTAATACTGCTGTAATTAATTTAGCCTCTGTATTACTCACTCAACCACTCCTTCGCTTTTAATCTTCTTTGTATTCTATCTTTATCGTCTTGTTCTTTATCTATTTTACCATTAAGAATTTTTTCTGCATTGTATGCAAAAAAGTTCCAATTAGGTTCTTGTGCAATATTAAAATAATAATCTACTAAATCATAACATTGTGGAAGTCCGTATGACTCAACTAAACCATCTGCTGCCCACTGCTCAACATTTAAATTCATGTTAGACTTTTGCTCATATCTTTGCAGATATAGTTTATTAAATCTACTGAGCAAAGCCATTCGGTCTTTGCGATCAGCCACTATTCTGCTATTTCTGCTTTGGCTTCATTAATCTTGTCGGTTAATTTTGTTTCGACAAAATTATAGACACGCTCAAAAGCCTGCTCAATATTCTCACCATTACGCATTGAGTCTATAATGCCAAGATCAAGCCTTAGTGATTGAAAATTTCCTAGATTAAGAGTATATCCTAGTGTTACATTTACCTTAGTTGAATCGTTTTCCATTGCACCCACCCATTTCATAGTTAAATCTTTTCAGACCATACTGGAATGTATCGTCCATCTTCTGTTCTGGTATATGTAAGTATACCGTCCCCCATACGCCTTGTCAACTCTTGGCTTGTAGGAGTCATGTTATTTGTTATTAATTTGTCTTTTCTTGGTTGTCCAATATGTATACTTGCAAGTATAGCACGTATCTCTTTTACTTGCGATTCGGAATAATATGATCTTATTCTAAATCCAGTTTTACCACCTTGTTGCGATCCTATTGGTGGTGGTATGATTCCTCGTTTTATTAGACTTGGCATATATTTTCTATGTCTATTAACTAACTTAGCAGTCTCAACAACGGTATATGCTCTTTCTCTATTTTTTCTAAAGTCAGATCTTAGACAATTTTCAATTCTGTCTTTATTAATATTATAAAGAGAAACCATTCCTGTAGATCTAGAACTATGATAAACACGAACTAAATCATTATTTAAAAACCAAATTTTTTGGTTTCCTTTTATTATAGGCTCATTATTATATGCTTCGCTCTGAATTTTTCCTTTTGCAGTAGCCATCTTCCCTCCATAGATTCTGATGGTGGTCTGTAAAATTTTCTATTACCACAAGTAATGCAATATGTTTCTAAATGATCAACAGTTGTATATTGACGATCAATAAACATACGACTTTTACATCGTTCACAATTAATCATTATTTTCCTTGTTAGTTTGGTATTCCGACAATAATTAAATTGACTCCAACAGATGCTGTACCAGCAGTATTAAATTTAACAACTCCATCAATTCTTGATGTAGTAATTGATTTTAAAATAACTAATACGTTTTGTCCAGCAGATGTATTACCAAAATTAACTGGTGTTGCAGTAACAATTGGTGGATATTTAAAATCACTTGGAAAATTATAAGAAAACGTTTGTTCGTATGAAGATGTAACAGATGTATTATTTGTTACTTCTTGATATCCACCTATAACTCTTGCTTCAGATGTTTTAATATTTTGTTTTCCAGCACTGACAGTATCTATCGTTGTATAGTTATAGGTTGCTGAAGATACTTGTGTTGATAAATCATTAATTGTATCAGCCAACTGATAGATGTATGTAACATCTAGTGGTTGACCTCGTTCTGGTAGCGGTACTTTAGCCATATATCTCCATTATATCATTAGATCGTGTGTATTGCAGGACTATAAACTAAAAGATTTGTAGAATCTCTTGTTATAGGTTGACCTTTTAAATAAATTTGCACTGTAACTTTGTTTGGGGCAGTTGATTGGTCTATACCACCAATATAAAATGTTGTTGGATGAACAAGAGTAATAGAATTGCCAGATACTCTTTGAATATAGTTCCAATCTCCATTTGCATTAGTTTTGCTCCATCTTACCCAAACATCATAATCTTTTGCTTGTTTAATAATTTGATTTCCTATTTTAATATTTACAGCATCCCAAGCAACAGTAGTTATTCCAGAAGAAACTATGTTTATATTTCCTGAAACATATGTATATTGTGGATCAACATTTACAATAGGAGACCAGTGTGAAGTTCTATTTTTATCTTCAGATATTATTCTATATCGAACATCATATTTTTGAGTTATGCTGTTGATTGTTGGTAAATCATCTTGATTAATTTTAACTTTTTTAATAATCTCATCAGGCATTATGTTACACCAATTGAAAATCTAAATTCAATATAGTTAGATGTATTTGTAGATTTAATAATTGTTGCAGCATCCAATGTTTGAACAATTGAATATCCAACTAATCCATAAAGTGGGTTAACAGTTGTAGTATTTTCAAACCTTAATGCATCAAGAGCCACATAAAAATCTCCACTAACGGCAGCAGCGTCTATGACTGACGAGTATATTTTAATTGTATTTACATCAGACCATGAAAAATTTCCAGTTGTGTATAACTCTTGCAATTGACTGGATGCTACAAAATATCTATTAGAGTTAAAGTCTACTCCGTTTGCGTTATTATTAATTTCTATTTCAAATCTTGCAAACTCTCCAAGTTCTATATCGCTAGAAGAAAAATCTATTAAAATACGAACTGTATCTGGCATAGTAGCAGATACTCCATCTTTATTAATTAAAGAAAATGCTAATCTTAGTTCATCTGTTGGTGCATTTTTACTTAAATCATTTGTTATGCCAGTTAAATGCACATGATCAGATCCAGAATTTATTACAAAGTGACCTGCACTTGTTGTTAAATTTGAAATATCTCCACGCATTAAAATGATATTATTTAAAAATCTAGGTCTTTCATATCTTTCTTTTCTTGGACTTTTATAAAAAATAACATTGTCTGAATTTGTTTGAAAAATTTTATCTGTATTTGCAATTACATTGTCATATTCTGGTGCATCTAGAGCGTTTAAATATGTTGGAATAGAAGAAATTGCAGTTGCTGAGTGATATTGCCAATTTTCTCCTTGTGTAAATGCTGCTATAACTTTGCTATCGTATCCAGCAGCAGATGGATTAGATCCTGCAGAATAAATACCAACCTCAGAAATTTCATATCTTTCTTCTGTGGGCAACTCTGCTGTTAAAACTATTTTACTAGATCCAGATTCATTAATTAATCCCCTTGAAGAAATAGGAACTCTAAACATTTCAAAATCTAAACTTTTTTTGTTTGAATTATCTGGAAGGCTATCTCCAATAGTTAATGGAGTTTTTCCGCATCCAACAGCCAGGAATGAAGCATATGCTGGTGTTTGACCCAACAAATACTTTCCAATAATATTTTTACCTATATTAGTTATCATTATACACTTCCCTCATATATTGTACCATTTGTTGAAACCTGACATTCTATCTGTTCTCCATCTAAAATATTAATAAAATCTATAATTAGGTCTCCAGTTGCTTGATTTATATATATGGTTTCACCATTGGGGCCAGAGCCAATAGTTGGCAATTTTTCTTCTAGTTTAATAGAAAAATTTTGAAAGTATTTTTCTGAAGTTTGTTGCAAATTTAATAGATTATTTGAATTATATAATCTTTGAAGTATAGATAAATTTTTTATTGGTTGATACATAACCTGCTGACCATTAATTGTATCATTTCTAATAATATTAATTAATTCTTGCCCACCAATATTTTCAAAAATTAAATCTGACATAACTTCTATTGGCACAGATTCATTATCAAATAAAATAATATCGGGTGCTGCAGTTTTAATTGGTGGTGGAGGAGGAGTAGGTGCTGGTGTATATGATGGAATGTTTGGTGTTGGGTTTACTTCACTAGATCCATGTGAAGTTATAAATGTTTCTTTTTTATTTAATAATGCAAGTCTTCTTGCTTCTTCTTCTGCAGCAAGTCTTCTTGCTTCTTCTTCTGCAGCAAGTCTTCTTGCTTCTTCTTCTGCTGCTTGGTCTGCAAGGGCTTTTGCCATCGCATCTTGAGATGCTTTTGCTGCTGCGGCTGCTGCTGCTCGCTGATCAAATCCTGTATCATTTAACCCAACAGACTGTGCACTAGAATATGAACTTGATGCTGATGAAGTTGCTGGAGCAATATTAATTTTAGTATTTGAAAATATTGTATTTCCATTATTATATTTAGGGTTACTCATTAAAATTGGATTTAAGTCTCTAATTTCAGAAAGAGTTAATCCATTTTCTTTAGCAATTGAACTTAAAGTATCACCTTTTTCTACACGAACTGCTGTATCTGGATTTTTTGAATCTGCTACTGCCATTTTATACCTCACTCAGATATAGTGTCATATCTGGTCCATTAATAGTTTTTGCATAATCTATATTGTATACTACAAATCTAGTTGTATCAGAGGAAATTATGTTAATTCCTTCTTCATTTTTATAATCTATTGTAACAATGTCTCCTAATTGAATCATTGGATTAGCAAAAACTTTTACTCCAATAGATCTTTTTGGTTTCATTAATTTATTGACTATCCATCCCATTAAACTATTTGCATCATCATCAGTTTGAATATATGGAGAATCTATGGAAAATGAATTAGTTCCATAAGTCATTCTACTTAATTTTATTTCATTAAATTTTTGACTTTCCACTAATGCTGAATTAACTTGTGTATCACCTTTAAAAGATGCCTCATAAAGATTTCCACTTTTATTAAAATAATCATCTGTACTTAACGTATGTGTTGTATCTTGAGTAAATGTAATTCCTTGTATCCTTAAATAATTTCCAGTTGTGTCATCTAAATTTAATGCTGTATCTGTAGAGTTAAATATTAAAAACTCAGCACCATATGAGTCAGCGTAAAAACCCGAAGTTGTATAGCCTTTAATTCTATTAAATGTTGGAGATAATTTTGCATATAATGCTGGCCAAGCACGATCATATTTAATGTTAAAATATGCACATTCTCTCATAATAGTTCCAAATTCTTCAAAATACATATTATATTTAGGTGGTTGCTGAGAACTAATACCAGACATATATGTAGATTGAACAACACCACTCATGGCGTATTTTCTAAATGATTCATTTACGTTAATTGTTTTTTCTCCAAAAGTAGAAGAAAGTGTCTCTCCAACTGTAAATGTTGTGTTTTGAGAATAATTTTCAGAAAGAGCATATATATTTTCAAACATACATCTAGATGATCCACGAATAAATAATGCCATATTATTATAAATAGGAAGTGGTTCTTCATCATCTACAACTTGAATAAGTTTATTATTAATATATAGATAAAATCTACGAAATTGTCCTACATCTTCATATTCTACGGAAAGATCGTAAACGGTTGGGTGGTCTTCACCTGCAAGTCTATATTGACCAGTAAATTGTCCATCATCAACAATAATATTTGATAATCCTCCCCAAAGTTTTACTGGAATAGCCATAGAACTAGAAACATCTTTTTTAATTTTATAAAAAACAATATTATTTAATGATATTGTAGATTTTCCATTAGCATCTAAACGTAAATAAGAAGAAACATTTTCTTCTGTTAGCGCTGCAATTTCAAAATAATATCCTTCATTTGTAGAAGGATTTAACAAAACTCCCAAACCACCCGAACCTCCACCAATATTAATATTTTTATCTGGTGTTGTTCCAGATACTTGATAATACGTTGTGCTTCCTATTGGACTTTGTGAACCAGAATTATTTATATTTCCAACAATTCTCATTCTAGTTCCAAAATGTTTATAAGAAGTGGTTATTGGAGATCCAGAAACATTTCCAGTATTTTGTGAATATGTCAATGGCTCCCCAAGAGATCTATACACATAAGAAATATAGTTAATTGGAGTTTGTGTTGTTGTAAACTGTGGGCCATTCATAATTAATGCTGATGATTGAATTGTTCCAGATTGGGTTGATTTTAAATTATTTATATTTGTTTCTGATTCATATCCTGTTGCCATAAAATTTCTAATAACACTATTTCTAGTTGTTTGTCTTGCTATTAAATTATCTACCCCTGCTGGTCCAGTGGTTGTTGTTGGAAGAAATGCTTTTACTTCTTCATCTAATTTAGTTGTAAATAAATATTCAGTTTTCATATTACAAGAACGAACATTTTCATTATCTGACCAATAATTATTTATGCCAGCAGAGTGGTATGTAATTGCTGTACCAAATTGTGATCTACCATGGCTTTCTACTGCTCCATTTTTTAATCTAGTTTGTCCATCAATTGTTTCAAAAAATGGTGTAGCGTAAATTCTAACCAGTCCTGTTGGGTATATTTTTCCATTAAAAGGCAAAGAAGAAAAGTAATTTTGATATTCTTGATTGCTTGAAATCCAAACATTGCCAACTCCAGTTACTGAAAATTCTGCAGCGTCATATTTTATAATTTCTCCACCAGAGTAAAAATATCCATTATATCTTGTTAGCCAATAAACATTTTCTCCAAAGTCTATGACATTGTTAACTAGTATACGATTTTCTACATAGGGTGGTTGATTATTTATATCTGAATTTATGGGCATTGCGCCTAATACATAACTTCCTTGCTTTGATGCAATTTCATTAATTGTTTTAGTATTATCTGTGCCTGCCACTTCCCATAATAAAACTGGTTTATATATCCAAGTTTTTTCTTTATCAATAAGACTTGACTGCCTGATTGTTCCATAAGATCTTTGAATATATCTAGTTGTATAATTAATCTTTCCATCATTAAATATTTTTTTATCTTCAGAAGCAATACTTAAAATATTTGGTAAGTTTCCAGATGTTTTATTTTTTACTATACCACTTGCAAATTGATTGTTTGACCCAGATAATACTAGATTGGTTTCTCTAGAGCCTTCTGATGGAAGTAAATAGTCTTTACTCATAACAATAAAATTATTATACTCATCAAAAAACATTGCTGTTTGTGTAGAAATTGCTAATTGATTAAGAATTTCTGCAACGTTTACATCTGGTGGAATAAAAAAATATGGAATAATTGGATCTTTTTCACCATCTGTTCTGTAAAAAACATAATTACTAAAACCAATAGAATCTAACAATAAACTAATTGCATAACTAAGTGAAACTTGTGTTACTAAAATTCTTGGTGCTGGGCTAGATTCAAAGTATGAATAAAAATCTCTTAATTCTAAAGATACTGTGCCTGCGGTTTTATCAGTTTGTGGAAACCCATCAGAATATAAGACTTTAATTGGAATAAAATAATCATAGTCTTGAACATTCACAATTTTTTCATAAAAATTAAATTTAATATTTTTTCTTAAATATTTAGAAATAATACTTGATGAGTTGTTAGAATTAAAAGATTGGTCATCATCAAACATAGATATACTTCCAGTAGATACTAACAACTGTCCAACAGGTAAGGCTGTATTTCCTAGATCAGATAATGATTTTTTAATGCTAAAGTCTATAACTTTATCTGAAATATCTACAACAAGTCTAGGAGATATTTCTATTAAATCAAAAGAACAATCTCTTTTATTCATTGATTCAACAACTATTCTAATACCATTAATGTACGAAAATTCTCTATATACAACTTCACCAGTAACATTGTCATTAAAGTAGTTTGGAGAAGTTACATCTTTTAAAAAGTTTGTATTATATGAAAGTTCTTCTGTTGCAAGTGACCAACCGTACGATGGAATAAAAGATAAATATGAGTTAGAGTTTATATCCCATATGTAAAAAGTTCCTTTGTCGTTTTCATTTTCAATTACTAAATATGAATAACCATTTATTTGTATATCTGGCAATAATGAAGATGAAGACAAAGTTCCTGCAAAAATAAAAATATCTTTATATTCATTTGGAACAATCAGTCCATATTGTAATTCAACATATCCATCTGATTTAATTATTGGAGTTTCATTATCTCTTAATGAGTTTTCATTAAATGAAGATAAATCTACCCAATTATTATTTTTTAATCCTTGTATTTTCCATCTAGACGGTGTAGTTTTATTAGAATCTCCATAAAATGGGTCATTGAAAATAGTTGATCCATTATTAAATGGTCCTAGATTAACGTCACCAATATTAGTTTGCATTTTTACAACAATTCTATTTGCTGGAACTGGATCTTTATATACAACAAATGGAACAGCATCATCTATTTCATATGGAATAAAATCTCCAACATCATAAAATGGGCTGCTAATTTTATTTGAAATGCCATATTCAACATTATTTTCAGTTCTATAAGATGTCCAATATTTAAATTGATCATTTTTAGAAGACATATAATATCTTGGTCTTTTTGCAATATCCATTCCAGAATTAGCCAAATATTTATTATTAAAATACATTAATTTATTAATTCCAGAACGTGGTCTAAATGGTTTTAGGCAGTCTTCTAAAGAATATAACATTTTATTTTTTTCTTTTATTGATTGAAACATTTGCGGTGAATCATTAAGATCATACCCACCATCAATAATAACATCAGAATCAGTTGCATCAGTATAATAGTAACCAGAATCTTGTGGATCAAAAACAATTGGCAAAGTTCTATATTGTAAATTTGTTCCAGACTTTCTATATCTATAGTTACCAACCATAAAAATATTGTCAGGCATATTCATATTCCACTCAGCAGTTGCTAAAGTTTGTGACTGAATAGTTGCAGATGTTTCAAAATGTGTTTTTAGTGCTTCACTAACAAACATATTAAACCTCTTCCAACGTTACCGATATATTCCAAAAATCAAAATTATTTCCACCACGTTTAACAACAGAATAATTAAAATCTGCAAAGTATACTTGTACTATTTGATTGTATTGAGCAAGATGTTCATATGCTGCATTATCACTACCAAAATTAGAATATTTATCATATGCCAAATACATCCAGAATGGACCCTTATGATTTTCATACCAATCTAATAGTTCAACTCCACCAGCACCACCATCTGATGTATATTCTGAGTTTATGTTTTTATATTTATCTGACAAACCTTCTGCTGGTGAATCTATATCAGTATTAAAATCTGGTTTTAAAGAATATGATCTTGATGGTAACATGTTCCAAGATACGCTTATAGATAGTTTATCTGCAATATGATAGGATCTCATTCTTCCATTGATAGTTCTTTGTCTTTGTTCAATTCTTTGAGTATTAAAAGACATTTCAGATCTATTATCATCTGAAAGAATGACAAATTGGTTTAATAATGATATATCTGTTTCTGCTGTATCTGATCCTATTTCATATCCATTGGGAACATATAGACCATCAACTAAAGTTCCTGAATTTTCTGACCAAAGTATACCTTGAGGTCTTTGATATCTTTTTCTTCCATCAATATATCCTTTAGTTGCCATTTGCCTTTTGTCCCCTAATTCTTTGTGCATCTACTCTTCTTATTTCAGTAACAACAGCACCAGCAAGTTCTTGTGGGCTTAGATTACTTCCATTAACATTAATTCCTAAGTTATAATTATACATGTGTGTAGATGAGTTTGAGGTGTTTATTGAAGCACTTACAGATTTAACTGCTGGGGTATTTAATCCCATACCTGGATATTTTGACTGATTAATTGATTGTAATAGTGGACCAAACCTAGAGGCAGCCTGTTTATTAACAATAAACTCTCCTGGCATAAGCATTGTAGGAACTGAGTCTACATTTCCTATACCGCCAACTCGACCACCATTTGCCATACCCTTGATCCATCCGCCATACATTTTTGTTCTCATTGAAGCAGCACCTGCACCTGAAGAACCTGAAGAGCCTGAAGAGCCTGAAGAACCTGAAGAGCCTGAAGAACCTGAAGAGCCTGAAGAACCTGAAGAGCCTGAAGAAGTATAGATCGTATTAATAATATGTGTAGTTGTAACTGTAGTATTTAATGCCTTAATACTTGCTAGCAATCCAGCAGCAATCGTTCCTGCAGCAGCAATTTTATCTGTATACTCTTGTGATTTAGTTTTTGCTGCATCAATCTCTACTTGATTTTCTATCCATTTTGCTTTTGTTTGTCCAAGAGCATCTACAACTCCATCAATTAAAGATTTTGTTTGTGCATCATATGCATCTTTTGTTTTATTTGCTTTATCTAAAAGTTGTTGTGCTGGATCGAGTTGTGAAAATTTTATATCTGCAATTATTTTTTCTTGATCTGCCATTAATTTTTGAATTGGTGCACGTAGTTGATCTATTGCATAAAGTTGGTCTTGTAATGCAACAATTGCTGCTTCTTGTACTTTTCTTGCTTCTGTTAATCTAAATTGTTCTTGTGCTATTTGGAACTGACGTTCTTCAATTTGAGATTTTGTCATTCCCCCAGCAGTAACATTGCCCAATGCGGTTTGACGTGATGCCTCAACAGCCTTTTGTGCACGGTCATTTGCTGCTTGTGCATTATTTGCTCTCATTGTTTGTGCTGCTGCTGCTGCAGCAGAAATATCACCACTTGTTAGTGCTGTTGCTAATCCAAGTTGATCTCTTTGTTGATTTGCAATTTCAGCATTAATTTCGCTAACTTTAGTAAGAGCAGCAATCTGTGCATCATAAGTATCATTGATTGCTTGTTGTTGTTTATCAATTAAAGAAAGATTATTAGATAAGATATCTGATTCATTACTTAATGCTTGCAGTGGTCTATCAAAATTAAGATCAATTCCTCTAGTAATTGCATCAATTTGTGAATTAATACCATCAACAACTTGTTGTCCATATTTAAGGTTTGTATCTAAGTCACGTTGATACCCATTAATAACATTTTGATGTGAGTTTATTGCTGATTCAGCATCTGCAACTGCTTGTGTCTGTCTAGTTATATCACTAAGAATATTTTTATATACTGGAGATGCATCTCTTTCTTGCTGGATTAATGCACCTTGTGCATCAAAATAATCCATTGCTGCTTGAGCACCTTCAGAAAATATCTGTTGCTGTCCACCAACTGTTGATAGTTTAAATTGCAGTTCTATTGTTTTCTTTTCTGCAAGTCTATTTATTGTTAATTGAATTTGATTTGCTACTGTTCCACCTTTTTTAAGACCATCAATAAATCCCTGCATAAGTGTTGGGTCGCTCATAATATCTTGAATGTCTGAAAGTTCCATTCCCATCTTAGATAGTTGTGGAACTATTGTATTAAATTGTTTTTGTAAATCATTGGCTCCAGCAAGTTTTTTAAAATAATCTCCTACTGCTTGTGCTGCTAATTCGGTATTTACTGATTTAACTAAAGCAAGAATTGTATTCCATTCTTTTCCAGTTTTAGCAGTTGCAAGTGCTGCAGCAATTGTTGCATCTTTTGAAAGTTCAAAAGCCTTGGCAGTATCTATTCCACTCTTTTTTAATCTTCCATATGCTGTTACAGAATTTGATATTTCTTTTCTTTGTTGTTTTAATTGATCTAATCCCAATTGATATGGAGATTTATCTCCAGTTGTTCCTCCAGTTATTGTTCCATTTGCTTTTTGCCATGCTTTTACTGCATCTGCTTCAATCTGAAGTCTTTCATTAACTTGTTTTGTAATATCATCTCTTGTATTTTTTGCACCATATGATAAACCACCTTTATCTCCTAATGCAGTAATTTGTGAAGCAGAAATATTAATTCCTAACGATGCTGCTTTAAGAAGTAACATCTGGTCTTTCATATTTGTAAGGCCTGCTGCTGCTTTTGCTAAATCAGATGGCAATGTTTTTAACAAAGTATTCATTAAGTACATAGCATCTGGCTGTGGCATATTTTGAATACTTGCAGAAATTCCATCGAATGCTTGAGAAAATTGTTCTGAATTAATTGCTCCATTTTTTAATTGAGTATCAAGGCCCATAAGAGTAGAAGAAAGAACATTTGAAATAGTAGATAATGATTTTTTTAATCCTTTAGAAAGATTTTCTACTTCTGTTGCATAAACTCCTCCTCTTCCAGCGCTACTGACAACTTTAATCTTTGAATAACCTTTTTCAAATTCTGATTGAAAATTTTTCATTAATGAATTAATGCTAGTTTGTAATCCTTTTTGTCCTTCTTTTGTTGATAGATCAATACTATTTAAATCAAACTTAACGTCTGTTTTTCCTGCTTCTTCTTTTAGTGCATTTAGATATGTTGTAATTGCTTCTTTTGTTGCACCTTGACCAGCAAGCCTAATTGCTACAGATTTAAAAATAATATCAATTTGTTTATCTGAAGCAGTTTTTAGTGTTTTAACTTGATTTTGAAATGCTTTATCTGTTTTAAGCAAATCTTTTGTTTCATCTAATTTTGTTCTTTGCGTTGGATTTAAACCTGCTACTGTTGGTTTTGCAATTTCTAAATTGCTTTTTGTTGGAATAAATCCAAAAACATCTCCAAGTTTTTTAATTTGGTCAGCAGAAAGATTAGCAGCCTTGCCAATACCTTCAATAGCCTGTCTTTCTTTTTCTCTTGCTGAATTAATTAATTTAATTGCAATAGTTCCAGCAATAAGTGCTGCTGTTCCCCAACCAAAAGCAAACCTAAACTTGCTTAGCAATGAAATAATTTTTTCTCCAGTAAACATTTGAAGTATTGAAGATACTGCAAGCAATGGTCCTGAAATTTGAAACACTATTCCTGCAAATTTACCAAGGGATCCACCAGCCATAGAAGCCATACCAGATAGGCTACTTAAAGCAAACATTCCACCCATAAGAGCACCATTAAATTTATTTAATTTATCTGCACTTACTGCATAACTTCTTTGTTGTTTTGATGCTGCATCCATAGTTGTAGATCCAATAGCCATGGCACCAGTATCTGACATAGATAGTTTTTGCTGTTGTCTACGAATTGATTTTTGTACCGCAGTTACTGGACCAGTTCCATAAAGAGATGTTTTAGACATGCTTGCAATATCTGCAACTTTAAGTGCTTCAGCCTGAAGAGAAGCCTCACCATCCTTCATTCCAAGAATAGCACCTTCAATAATATTTTTTCCAAGTCTTCTTGTTCTTCTTGAAGGAGACGCTGTTTCAGCCTTGCGTTCCAATGCAACCATAAGTTTTTGAATTGATGCAGTTCCTTCAACTTCTAGTTGCTTAACAAATTGCATCTGTCCTCTATATTGTGCTCTTATTGCATTTTCTTCTGCTTTAATAAGTTCTGCACTTGTTCTTGACCCAACTCCTGGCGCTGCAGGTCCTTGTTGTGCTCTTGAATTTGCTGCTACTAAAGTTCCTATGGCATTTCTTTTAAATGCAGGGGTTGTAGAAGCCATGGCAGATGTATCTTGAAGCATTAACTTCAAAACCTTTGCTTGAACCTGTAATTCTTGTTCAGTTAATGCTAAATCTTTTGAAATCTTTCTTTGAATTTCAGCCTTTTGTAACTCTGTTGCATCTACTAACTTTAATTTAGATAAATATAATTTTTGATTTTCTTGGTTTGTTAATAGTTGACTAAGTTCATTTTCTGCTCTTGTTTGAACAAGATATGCATTTGCACTCCATGCTTGTTCAAAATTTTTCATTGTTTGATTTACTTCAATTACGTGTGCTCTTTGAAGTTCTGTAGACTGACTTAATACTTGTGCAGTAATTCCAAGGTTTTGATTTGTTCCTGCTAATTTTACATATTCTTTAGTAACTGCTGCAGCAGCAATTCTTGCTCTTTCAACTTCTTGTGCTCCAAGATCACCACGGGCTGCAATTACATTTTGTCCAACAGTGCCAGCAACACCTGCACCAGATGCACTCTGCTTTCTATCTCCACCAAGCATTTTAGATGGAACCAATACACCTTCAAGTGATTTTGAAACTACATCAAGTTCTCTTTTAAATGATTTTAAACTAACGTTTGCATCATCAGATAGTCTCATTAATGTTTCAGCAACAACACCTTCAGCATCTTTTAGTCCACTTGCGCCCGTCATAACTTGTGTAATTATTGCTTGTATTTTAACAAAAGAATCATTTGACCTAAAATTCATAGGAATACTAGATGTTCCAATGTTTAACATCTGCTGTCCTGATTTTGGCATATTTCCTGGTACACCAACAGTTGCTCCAGCCATTCCACGGCCAGCAATTAAACTATTAACATTACTATAACTAAATCCACTTCTTGCAGAATTTCCTGGTGATCCAGTTAAATCTGTTTTTGGTTTATAAGTTCCAGTACTTAGAAGTTCATTAATTAATGGCCTATTTGCATTTACTGTATTTGCATCAATTATTGCTTCTCCATTAGAGGCCATAATAGGAACTGAATCTGATTTTCCTGAGCCATTTCCATGAACAATCCCACCACCTGCAAACTTTTTATTTATTTTAGGAATCATCATTCCAGGATTTACTGCTGAGAATTTAGTTGCTGCTCTCATAGCAGCAGCATAAGCATTTCTTAATTCATATACTGCAGTTGCTTCTGCTGTAAACTGTTGAGTTAATTTTGCATGAACTTGATCAAGTGAATGTGCTGCTGCTGCAGCATCAATTTGTTCACTTGTCATATACTGTGTTTGTTCACCAAGTATCTGACTTTGTCCAGTTAATTTTGCATATCCACCACGAAGTGTTGCAAATAATTTCATTATGTTAGCAAGTCCGTTAGCAAGCAAACCAAATGTCATAAGCAATATTGGGCCAAGGCCACCAATAACTGCAACCATTATAGTAATTGCTTTTTTAGTTCCATCACTTAAATGACTAAATTTTTCAAGAATATCTGAAACAAATTTAACTATTGGAGTTGCTGCTTCTAAAAATGCTTTTCCTATTGGAATTAATGTAATCTTTAAATCTTCAACAGCCTTTTTAAATTTATTCATTGCGGATCCAGCAGTAATACCTAATTCTTTATTTGCTGTATTTGCTAAGTCTCCAGCAGATGCATTTGCTAAATCAAGAACACGAGATGCTTGAGATCCATCTTTAGATATA